TATACCAAGACTTAGATTAAAGCTAGGGGATTTGAATCCTTCTAGTTATAGATACCTAGATGAATGGTTACATGCAGCCCTAATAGCATCTATAGATGCTTTACAGCGGTGGTGGAATTATAAATACATTATTGATAACAATAATAGAGTTTATAGGAATCCTAATATTGGATTTTTATTTCCAGAACCACCTATTATAGAAAGAGGAGATATACAACCAATCATTCTAATGGCATCTATAATATTAAAAAGTGGTAGTTTAGAAAACTTCTCATGGAATTTAGGTTCTTGGAGAGATGCTGAAATTTCCTTCTCCAACATTGAAGGTGGAAGAGGAAAACAAGAATCACTAAAATCAGATTGGGAAGAATTAAAATCATTATTAACAATCCCTGGCAAAAAATTAGCATTTCCAGTTAAAGGTCATTTACCTGGATATCAAGGAACTAATGAAATGGGTCAGGGTGATGAATATAGTACATTTGTAGATAACAAAGAGTAAAGAACGGAGAGGTTTATATGGAAAAGAGAATAAAAGGTTTGGTTGTTGCTGATGCAGTAGCCGCTACAGGTTTTGCTAGAGTTGCACATTCTGTCATAGATAATTTACCTAGTAAATACGAAATCCATCATTTAGGAATTAATTATTTTGGAGACCCACACGGTTACAAACATAAAATATATCCAGCTAGTTTGGGTGGAGATGTGTATGGGTTAGGAAGATTAAATTCGTTAATTTCTGCATTAAATCCAGATTTTATTTTTATCTTGAATGACCCTTGGGTTATTACTATGTACTTACAAGAGATAAAAAATATGCAGTTAAAGACCATCCCACCCGTTGTAGTTTATTTTCCAGTGGATGCTAGAGAGCATAGCCCAAGTTTTTACAGGAACTTTGATATTGTAAAAGAGATTTGTGTCTATACTAACTTTGGAAAAGAAGTAATCTTGAGTACAAATTCTCCTAACATCACAAAAGAAAAAATCCATGTTATTCCTCATGGTATTTCAACGAAGACTTTTTACCCTATAGATTCGACACTTGCTCGTCAGAGTCTATATCCTAGAAATAGAATGGAAGAATTTTTGAGTTCTTTTATTGTATTCAATGGGAATAGAAATCAACCTAGAAAAAGAATTGATTTAACTATGTGGGCTTTCAGGGAATTCCAGAGGAACAAGCCAGATGTAAAATTATATCTTCATATGGGAGTGCAAGACATGGGAGTCCATGTAGCTGAACTGGCACTAAGATATGGGTTTGACAATAAGTTGATTTTGTCCACAACAGATAATAGGATTCCAGGTGTATCAGACGAAAAGCTCAATATTATCTACAACGCCACAGATGTAGGCATAAATACATCTATTGGTGAGGGTTGGGGGTTGGTTAACTGGGAACATGCCGCTACAGGCAAACTACAAATACTACCTAGACACTCTGCATTAACAGAAATTTGGGAAGGTTCTGCTAAATTAGTCCCTACAGTTATGCAACAGATGGTAGAAAGAGTTAATACCGTAGGTGAGGTTGTTGATTTACCAGCATTGATAAGTGCACTAGAGTGGGCGTATCATGATTGGAAATATAATCATGGTGAAGAAATGTATGCACTAGCTAAAAAAGGATATGATTTAACTCAAGAAGAAAGGTTTACCTGGAAACATGTAGCCAGAGAATTTGACAAAGTTATACGTTTAGCTTTAGGTAAATAAATGACAATATCTTGGCCTAGTGATACAGAAGACATAATTGATAGCATTAGAGATGCTATCGGAAGAAATATAACTATCTTAATTTCGGTATCAGGAGTTGCTTGTACTGTATGTAGTTTAAATCCTGTATCTAATTTATCTACCAATCCATTCTGTCCAGTATGTAATGGTGATTATTGGATAAATACAACCTCAGGTTATATTGTAAAAGCACATGTAACTATAGGTAAAATTGATTTACCCTGGAGAGTGGCTGGTGGATATTTAGAGAAAGGAGAAGCAGTTGTACAAATAAAATATACTCCCGATACCTTATATGCAGTTAAACATGCCATGCATTATATTGTAGATGGTAAAGTTTATCTAGAAAATGATATATCTTATCGGGGTGTTCCTGATATAAATAGGATGGTTATAACCCTTAAAGAACAAGAGGGATAAAGATGTATGACCACAAGGAATACATGAAAAAATACCATAAAAGAAAACTGGGAAAGGAAGGTTAACATGACAGGAGATATAATTATAGAAGGTTTGGATTTAGTTGATGCCCTTAATGTAATCGAAAATAAAAAAGATAAATTTGTTGCGATTATGCTAAGTGATATAGAACTAGAATTTCCTAAAGGAAGTAAAGAATTTAAGTTTATAAGAAAAGTTATTCTAGATGGAATGAACGATTATACTCGTTCCTACTTAAGAATTCTCTTTGGTGATGTAGAAGGACTTGTAATGAAATAATGTTTAAAGATATAATTAACGAAGAAGTAAAGTTAACTTATAAAGCAAAACAATTACAAATTATACTTTCAGAGATATTAAAGTCTAAAGAAAAACCAGAAAAAAAGTATAGATATGCACCATTAGATATAACTGAATTAAAATTTGAAGTTATACGAGAAAGAACTCCAGTTTATAGAGAATGGTTTTTAGAATCTTTGACTGATTCAGCACTAGAAACTGGAGAATATAACAGAAATTCTAAATTTGTTAGAAATATAGGAAATATTATTTCATCGAATATATTTGAAATATTAAGTTCAATAGTATTTGATGGTTTATTTGGTGCTTATGATAAAATGAAGGATTTGGCAGGAGATATGGGAGATTTCATAGAAGGAGTAGAACAAGCCAAAATAGAATTAGGAATAGATAAAAGAACTGGTACAGCAGCCCAACGAGCAAAATTCTGGAAAGATGTAGTTTGGCCTAATGATACATTGTATGACACTACATTAAGTATGAGATTTCAAATGTGGGGAGGTTTAGCTCCTTACTGGATATTAATAGAAAACGGAAATTATGGAAGTTCTTTGGCATATCCTAGATTTACTGCAACATATTTTTTCTACAATGCCGTTAGAAAGATAATAGATGATTTGACTTCTTTGGTTGAAGTTAAAAGAAGAGAACGAGAAAAATTATTAAAAGAAAAAGAACCAGAAGTAGATGAAAAATATAATAAAAGAGAAATAACTCTTATTGAAGAATCAGTGGCAAGGTTTTTAGACAATCCAGAAATATTCCAACCTGGAGATGTTCTCAACGTTTTTACAAATCTAGAAACTCAAAGAGAGTACGAGATTTATGTAACTAAGACTAGAAGAATTGGTGTTCACCTAAGAAGATAATATGAATTTAGACATTAAACAAAATTTAAGTGTATACTACTTTATAAAGGAAACTCTTTCTGGTTATCCAACGATAGAAATAACAGATGATTATCCAAATACCGAACTGACATTACCCTCAGTGTCAGTTGTAGGTAATGATATATTTCCAAAGCCGCTAGAACTAGGAAATAGACATGGTGTTAGAAATAGAGCATGGAATATTGAAGTTTATGGTGCTAATAAAAATCAAAGAGATGAAATCACTTATATTTTATTAGATGTATTAGAAAACAACATTCCAGTATATGACTATGACTATGGATTTCCACCAACAGCAAGTCCCAAAATTGGGACATTAAATATAAAACCAAATACTTTAGTAGCCACTCCTAGCAGAGTTTTTCCTGAATTAGTAGAGAAACTTTATTGGAGAGAAAGTATAAAATTTTTAACAGAATACGAAAGTATTACTTAGGAGGTCTCTATAATGGCTAGAAGATTAGCAATTCCATCAAAAGCTGTAGAGCTAAAGATTGTAGGCCCAAGGGATGCAATAGTAATTCCTAGAGTACAAAGATTAAGCGTAACTGCCGATAGACCTTCAACAGACATTGATGAACTAGGTAACAGATTACATGCTGGTACAGTAGAAGATATTCCTGCTATCACCGTAACTTTCCAAGCTATGGATGTAGGAATTAAACTATTCTCTGTATTGACTGGTACAAACCCATCAGGATTTCCTGCTTCGGGTGTTAGTATCACAAGCTTGACAGATGTAGATGTTATCGTTAACATAAAAAGCGATACTGCTGAAGACTATATAAAAATGGCACATGCTAGACGATGTGTAATTAGAGATTTCACCTTTACTTACTCAGTAGATGGTGAATCAACTGAAGAATATACCCTAATGGGTGCCAAGAAAAGATGGTTCAAGAATGATTTACTTGTAGAAAAGTTTGTAACTGGTACAACATCATTTGCATTAACTTATACTCCAGTAACATTGAAAGATGGTACAAAAGCATTATCAGTAATTCTTGATGGTGTTTATCTATCTGAAGTTCCTTCTGCACCTGCAACAGGTCAATATTCAATTTCAGGCTCAACTCTTACTACCGCTGATACTAGAACAAGTCAATTAATTGCCATTTATTCTTATGCACCTGCTGGAAATAACTGGACTGATATTGTAGATAATACAATGCCAGCAGCTATTAGAGGTATGGATGTTCCTGTAAGAATTGGTGCTGGTAACATCGAAAGAGTACAATCAGTAACAATCAATGGTACATTCAATCCACAAGCAGTTAGAGAAATGGGAAACAGAGATATTGTTGGTTATCAATCACAAATCCCTGCCATTACTGGTACAGTTACCGTTCTTGATACAGATGTAGAATTAATTGCTTTGTTAACTACAGGGCAATTGAATCCTTCAGGCATAACAGAATTTGGTGTATCAGAGTTCACAGCCACAGGTATCCAAATGGTTATCAAGTTACAAAATCCAACAGATACAACATTACCATATGATGTAGTAAAGACTCTATATATGCCATCAATCTCAATTACCAACGAAGGATTTACTTCAAATGTAAACCAAAACGCACAACAAACATATGATTTCAAATCTACAACTGGAGAATTAAAGATTTATCAAGGCTCAGGCATATTTTAATAACTAAATAAATTTATAGTAAAAGGATAAAAAAGGGACTATGATAAGATTAAAACTCTGTTATAGTCCCTTTTCTTTTTACAGGAGAGGAAAAATGACCGAAATAACAAGAGATATTGATAAGAATGATGTAGATATTTCTGCACTTTTTAAGTGGAATAAAGAAATAGAAATAGAAGATGCAGTAGCTGGACTAAGGGCAAAGTTCTATATGAGACTGTTAGGGGATGCTGATTTAAATAGAGCTAGAACTCATGGATATAGAAAAGCTGCTGATATAAGAAGAAAACTAAAAAGTCCAAATAGTGATGAAAGGATGGGATTATTAGCTGAATTAGAAGATTTCTCAGACCTAGAAATAATTATTAAATCATTACAAATTCTTAGAATTCAAGACCTATATCAAACAGCAGTAAGAGGAATAAATATTCCAGAACCAAAAGAACCTTCTGAAGAAGAAAAACAAGAAAAATGGGAGAATTATCAAAGAGAAGTTGATGAGTATCCAAAAAAGTTCAGAGAAGCTGTTGATGTAGAAGTAGAAAAACTAAAGAATGAAGATTTAGCAAAATTACAAGGAAAGACTAAAGAAGAACTATATCAGATTTATGAAAGTGAAGTAATAAATAAACTTTGTCAAGAAGAAATGAATAATAGTTTCTATGATATGTCTATTTATCTAGCTACTTTCAAGGACGATAAGTTCAAAGTCCCTGCTTTCAAATCCTTTGATGCTTATGATAATATTCATCCAAGTTTGAAAGTGAAATTAAAAGAAGAATATCAAAGATTAGAGATAGGGATAGAACTACTAAAAAAATTGCCAGAAGTAACGGAATCGTAGCCGTCTGGTCTACACACACATCAAGCGGAATTCCGTTGCATGAGAATCTTCCACCCGCAGATGAATTGCCCTGGACTATTTCTTATGTAATAAGAAAGAGAGCACAAATAGATTCTTTTAATGAATTGCCAGAAGAAAAAAGACCAACAGATAATCTTATCTGGTATGGAACTAATAAAGAAATAAATCTATGGTTCAAAAAAGTATTCAAGAAAGATGTAGAACCTGAAAAATTCGTACTTCATATAAGTGATGATGAGATAGAATAAAATGCCAAATGATGTTAATCAAAGAACTCAACAATTAATAAGTTCCTTAAGAGAACTAGCTTCCAGTTCAAATTATACTGGAGAACAATTAGGAAAACTAGAGAGTATAATCCAACAATTAAATTCTCTTAAACTTGATTCTATGCGAGAAGCTAGTAATCTTATTGTTCAATTTAATAGAGGACTAAAAGAAATATCTACTAATATTTCTGGAATAAAAGAAGTAGCTAATGCATTCTCTGAAGTAGCTAAGGCTAGTGCTAAAGCAAGTACTGTTACAACACAAATGAGTGCTTTAGGTGGAGCTGGAGGTATATCTAGAGGACTTCATCGTGGATGGGGCCCAGAAGAAAAGATAGATAAATCTCAATCTTATAAAAATATTGCTGAGCTTGCTAGAATAGATATAACACAAGCAGATGTTATTTGGCGTGAAGTTGAACGTAAAGCACAAGATATAGCTAAAAGACAAGGAAATATCAGAACTTATAATTTAGGGGAATGGATGGCAGCCGCTACTCCTACTCCTAGAGTGTCTACACCAGTAACAACAGTATCAGCAACTGAGTTGGCGACAACGACAGGTAGGGATATAACTAAGGAGCAAGGCCCAATTAATACACAATCATTAACTCAATTGGGATTATCTTCTACAGCCGTAAAAAATCTGAATGCACAATTACAACAATTTGGTATAACTACTGCTACAGTAAGTAAACCTGTTACAGAACTTTCCACAGGTATTACTACCCTTACTGTTCAATCTATAGACCCATTAACTAGGGCTGTAAAAAATCTAACCACCCACTTAGATAGAAATGGAAATGTTCTAGTAGACACCCAAAAAAGATTTAGAAGTTTTGGTAGTGCTGTTATGAGAGATGTAACAGAAGTTTTAAAGTGGACTATCGCTATTAGTGCAATCTATGGGCCTATCAGAAAAATGGGTGAGATGCTAGACCAAATGAAGAAGATTCAGTTAGACATGGTTGATGTTCAAGTTGCCTTAGGGTCTTCTACTAGAAGTCTAACAAGTGTATTTGAAGCATCTTCTAAAATAGCTACTGAAACTAGTTCATCTCTTCAAGGAGTTATTGAAGGGTACGGACTAGCAGTTGCCGCATCAGCAAGCGGTAGAACAGAAATGGAAAGGATGGTAACTACTGAGTCATTATTAAAGAACTCAATGATTCTTTCTAAATTAGCTAATACTGACCAAAAACAAGCCCTAGATACATTGGTAGGTGCTCTAAGCCAATTAGGAATGAGCTTAACTCAAGGGACTCAGTTATTAGATTCCTGGGTAGCTGTTAGTAAAAAGGCTAATGTTTCTGTTAATCAAATGGCACAATCATTTGCTATCGTAGGAAGTGCTGCTGAAGAGGCTGGATTAAGTTATAATGAACTAAATGCTTTGGTTGGTACTCTTGCTCAAAATACTACTCTAAGTGGTAATGAACTTGGTAATGCCATCAGAGGTATTATCGCTGCTATGCAAACAGATAAAGCACAACAAGAGTTTGCTAAATATGGTATTGCTACTAAGAATGTTACTGGTGACTTTAGAGATTTAATGGATATTCTTAGAGAATTAAAAGTAATGCAACAAGGTGGTTTATTAGATGAAAAAGCTATGGGGGCATTAATGCAAGCTGGTGGTGCTGGAGCAAGAAGAGGAGCACAACTATCTGCTATTGTTAAAAATCTTCCTCAAACATTAGAATTAATCGTTATTTCTGAAAATGCTGGTGGAGAAGCAGCACAGGCTATGGGATTAGAAATGGCAACATTAGATGCTGCAACTACTAGATTAAATAATTCATTTGCATCTTTAGCTCAAAGTTTAGGAACAGAGGGTGGGATATTAGGAATTCTTACTAAAATGGCTGATATAACTTCTAAGCTAATAGGTGGAATAAAAAGCTTAATAGGAATTCTTAAAGGAGCAGCACCAGTATTAGGAGCATTTATGTTAATGAAAGGAATAGCTGGTACACCAACAGGAGCACAAATGTTGGGTGCTAATATTCCTACATTCTTACAACAAATGTTTTCTACTCCAACTGAAGCAGGAGGATTTGGTAAGATAAGTGGAGCACCTCTTACAAACGCATTATTAAGATTAACTCAAAGAGGAAATATAGGAGCACAACCAACTGGAGCAATAATGCGTGAGGGTATGGTAGTACAAAATTATAGACCTTCTACTTGGGGAGAATTTGGTGGTGGATTAGCCGCTGGACTACAACAACCATTTTTAGGAAAGATGAATATATCAAGTATGTTAGGCCCAGCGTTAATCGCTTCAACCAATATTGGTAAAGAAGGAGGACTACAAAGAGCAGGAGCAGGATTAGCTGGTGGAGGAATTATGGCAGCTTTAACTGGAAGTCCTTTATGGGCTACAGTTGGTTCAATGATAGCTACAGGATTTTATGATAATTTCTTAACTTTCGAGGGAGAAATTGCTGCATCTTGGGGTAGATATGCAGCATCAGTAACAACAAATAAGCCACCTGAAACTTTGGAAGAAACTCTAGCCCAAATGGATACAACGGTAGGGGATTCATTAAATTATTGGGAATTATTTAATATTGGTATGCAAAGACTTGCACTAAATGTAGGAAATAAACTGCCTAATTTCTTTGGACTTGGGGCTAATCAAACTGGACAACAATTTGGTCAAGCAGAAACAGAATTGGGTATAGCTTTAGCTGGCGGTAAAAGTCTATTAGGTATACGTATAATGGATGAAGAAACAGCCCAACTCATTGTAGATACGTACAATGAATTTATAAAAAGTCAGTTGGAAAAGGGACTTATAGAGGGTACTCCAATTCCATTAACTCAAGTTGAACAAACTGTACAAGATAATGTTCAAGCATTAAGTCAATACGCAGCTACGGCTTCAGCAGATATTATGCAAAAAGCACTAGACGCTATGGCTACTGGAGCATCTGGTTCTGTTCAAAATTATATTACTGCATCACAGTTAGGAGAAAATTTAGGACTACAAGCTGGAAAGTTAATAACTGCTCAAGGAATGGCAGGAATGCCAGTAATGGGAGGACAACAAGCAGTTCAATTTATGGCAGGACTTGAATCAGATGAACTAAATTTATTAATGTCCTCAATAACATCACTTGTTGGTGGAATGAATGACCTTGACCTATTAAAACAAAAACTAGGTGAACAGAATGCACAAGGAATAGTTGCATCAGATGAAGATGTAGCTACATTAACAGCATTAAACGCTCAAATAGAAAAAGCTATACGAGAACTACCACAACTTCAAGCTGCATTTGAACAAGCAAGTTTAGGCAGAGAAGCTGCATTAAAACTAAAAGAAGTAATTGAAGTTCCAGAAGGATTAACAGCAGAGCAAAGAGCACAGGTAATTTCAGGTGCCGAAAAGTTGTGGAGAGAGTATCTTGAAGCATCTGGACTATCAGATGCGGCTATTGAAGCTTATATTGCCATACAACAAGACAAACTTGTTGCTGCTAATGGAGAAATATTTGCTGGTGTTACTACAAAAGCACCTCAAGAATTTGTTTCTCAACAACAACAAAACATGGGACTTGGTCAAAACTTTGGTCTTGAAGATTTAAGAAGTCAAGGAATAACAACATCTATGTGGCCTCAAATCATGGCTAGTTATAAAGCCTTGTTAGCAGGACTA